TTTTATAGTTTTATAATATAATCCCTATATTAATTATCAATATAGGGGTTTTTTATGTCAGATGAATTGATTAAGTGTGCAATATGTAATAGAGAATTTGCTGTATTAATAAATAGTCATTTAAAATCACATGGACTTACACAAAAAGAGTATGTAATATTATATCCAGATGCCCCTATAATGAGTGAAAATTATAGATTACGATTATCGGATCGATCTAAAATAGTAAATGCAGTAAGAAAAGGTATACCGAGATCTGATGAAGTTAAAGCTAAAATAAGTAAGGCTAATAAAGGTAAAATTGGACATAACAAGGGTAAACATATGTCTATGGAGTTAAGAGCACTCATGTCTAAAGCACGAAAGGAAAAATACACATCTGGAGAAATAATACATTGGAATACAGGAAATACAACACCTGATAAGGTTAAGGCTAAAATTAGCGCTTCTCTTAAAGGTATTAATTACAACACAGCTGCAAGTATTATTAAGCGAAACAGAACAAGACAATCAAAAAAAGACAACGGGTGGATACCAGCTCAATCAACTATTGAATTTAAAGCACATATAAAGCAACAAAATCAATTAAAGTATGGCGTTGATTGGGTATTTCAACGCCCTGATATAAAAGAAAAAATTAAACAAACATGTATAAAGCGTTATGGAGTTGATAATCCATTAAAATCACCTCAAGTTATAAAAAAACGACAGTCAACATTATTGCAAAGATATGGAGTATTAAATTGTAAATATTTATGGTACGATGAAGGAGTGCGCGAGCAGCTAAAAGATGTGAATTTTTTAATCGACTTACATCACAATCAAAAAATATCAATAATGCAGATGGCTGAGCAGCTAAATGTAACAGATATAACTATTAGAAATTATTTAAACCGACATAATATAGAGCAACGATTTTATAATAGTTCTGTTGGATGTAATAGTCTAATTGACTTTATTCAATCATTGAGTGTTGAATTCTATACTAATACCAGAAAAATTATAGGTCCATCTGAGATAGATATTTACTTACCTGAATATAAATTAGGTATTGAATACAATGGAATATATTGGCATTCAGAACTAAAAGGTAGAGATAGTACGTACCATATTAATAAGTTTAACTCATGTAATAATGTTGGTGTACAATTAATTCAAATATACGATATCGAATGGTTACATAAGCAAGATATTGTGACATCAATAATTAAATCGATATTAAAATTAAATGAAAATGTAGAATTAAATTATAACATTATAGAGATATCAATAAACCAAGCTTCATCATTTTTTAATGAAACTCATATTTTATCGTACATCCCAGCTATAATACACGTAGGTTTATATCACAATGATGAAATATACGCAATTATGTCATTTAATGATATTGAACTAATTCAATACTCAACAAAGCTGAACACTAATATTAATAATGGTGCAAAATTATTACTTGATTATTATATACAAGCATACAATCCAATTAAAGTTATATCATACACGAATAATAGATGGAATGATGGTGTGCAGTATACAGAGTTAGGATTTAACCATATTGAGCATACTACTCCAAAATATTACTATTTTAAACATAATGATTGTCAGAATTTAATATCAAAATATGACGATATCGTTGAACTTGATTTTTTCAATCCAGAATTATCTGAATGGGAGAATATGCAATTAAATGGATATAATAGAATATGGGATTGTGGTAGTAGTAAGTGGGAATTAACAATATAACATAAAAAACCATACATTTCCTTTAATATGTATAAATATCTTAAACAGTATTACATACTATATAAGAGGATAATATTATTATGGCTACAATTACAGATTTCGGTATTGCTTCAAACTACAGAGGCATATTACAACCAAAACTAAAAAATAGATGGAGGGTTACTTTTGTACAAATTGGCGGTGGTTTAGCTGATGCAAGAGATCTTTCAATGCAAGCAGTTAGTGTATCAAGACCTCAACTTGATTTTGACGAAGTTGAAATTCATCGTTATAACTCAATCTCATTTGTCGCAAGTAAGCACAAGTGGAGTGAATGTTCAATTAGCTTTGAAGATGATGTTACAAGTGGAGCTACAAAAGTTATAAGAGATCAATTAGAGAAGCAACAATTATTAGTTGCACCAGGTGCAGGTCCATGGTTAGCCACAGCGCCCGAAGCATCAAAATATAAATTTGGTATGAAAATTGAAATGCTTGATGGTGGAGTTAATATATTAGAAGTTTGGCATCTTGAAGGTTGTTGGTTAAAATCTATAAATTATACAGAGCTTGATTATACAGCTGGTGATCAAGTTAAAATAGATATATCAGTAAGATTTGATCATGCACATCAAGACATTAATTCATATACCACTGGTCAAGGTAGTGCATTAGGTGGCGGTAACATCTAAGCTATATGGCTGATGTAGGATCATTAGGGTCGAGTTTAGTTGGTGGTGTGTTTGATGCTACTGGAGCTGCGACCCAAGCTGCCATACAAGGTGCTGTAAGCACTGGAGTATCCCAATCAATAAGTGGATATAATGAGACAGTGCGACAAGGAATTGGTACAGCACTTGCATCTGGTGCAAATGGATTATTAGACTCTATTGGGATAAAGACAGCAAATATACCGATAGTAGGTGGAATATTGCAAAATGTTGCTCAATCTGGTATAACTGCTGCAGCTACAGTATTTGCACATATTATTGATGGAAATTTAACATTAAATAATCTTCCATTATTTGGTGATTATGCAACTAACAGTATATTAAGTGGTGACTCTGGTAATATTGGAAGTATTGCTGGTGGATTGAACACATTAACAGATACTGTTACAGGATTTGTAAGTTATGCGCTTAACAATGCTAATTTACCAGATATAGTTGCAGCACCTATATTAAACATGTTGAGCTCAACAGGTTTATCTGGTGCAGTCGGTGGAGTATTTCATTCAACTGGAGCGAACACAGTATCTACATCTTCATACGCAGCAGCACTTGATACTAATGTTACTCATTATGTTCCAAAATTTAAGTTTCTTTATATTGTTGAAATTCGATTTGTACAAAATGAGTACAACGATATCAATAATGATTTTACGTTTTTAATTAAACATTTTGAGCGACCAAAGATTACTATTGAACATGATGAGGTAAATTTTTACGGATATAGATCTATGGTTCCAAAAAGAACCGTATATCAACCCATCAATCTCGATATGCATGATGATATTAAAAACTTATCAATGAATTTTCTTGTTTCGTATTTACGTAGAGTTAGTCCTATATTCAATCAAACATCATCCGCTTTATATGAAAAGAATAGTATGAATTTTAGTAATCCTACAAGTTCATATGGATTAAATACACATAATGATAATGTCAGTATTATTGAGCATATAAAAGTATATCATCTTTTTAATTTTAATGCATCTATGGATGTATATACATTTTTTAATCCTAAAATACTTGAAGTTACATTGGATGATCTTGATATGAGTAGTGGAACTGAAGGTAATATGATATCATTAAATATTGCTTATGATGGTGTAACTATAGACAATGGTATTAAAGCTAAAGTACCTGAAAGTAAGCTTAAATTATTAGAATTAAAAGCTAATGAAACAGGGCAGGATTTGGGAATACCAACAGCAAGAAGAGCTAATACAAATAGAAAACACGCTAATGATCTTAATGTGGTTATTAGTGGTAGTAAGAGTGGTGGTACAACATTAAATCCATTGAACACTATTAAAAGTGTAGCCAAAAATAATATATTTGAAAATGCAGTTAATCTTGCTAAATCAAGTCCACTATTTAATCAACCATTAATGTCTCCATTAATTGATAAAGCAACAAATATGAATTATGATTTAAGTTTTTTAAGTCAAAAGGTACCTACAGCATTAGATCCATTAAGTTCTGGTATTGGACAAACATCACCATTTAATCCTGATGTATTTAGTCCTGGTGCAGTTAATCTTGCTAACAATATGTTAAGTGATCTTAAATTTAGATAATATGAGTGTATTTACTCAGGGATATTATACTCCTAAGAATAAAGAAAAGTATATGGGGGATCTTAATAAGATACGATATATGAGTTCATGGGAATTAAACTTACATTCATTTCTTGATAATAACCCTAATGTTATTAGATGGTCATCTGAGCCCATTGCAATCCCGTACATCAAACCGACAGACGGTATAATGCACAAATATTATCCAGATTATTACGTAGAGTATATAGATAAAGATAAGATCTTAAAAAAAGAAATAATTGAGGTAAAGCCTCACAAACAAACTATTGTTTCTAAGTCAAAAAATAGAAGGTCTAAGTTATACGAAGACCTACAACTTGCAGTAAATACAGCTAAATGGAAAGCATGTCAATTGTTTTGCAATAAACATGGCTTCACATTTAGGTTATTAACCGAAAAGCAAATGTTTGGTTAATTTTTGTATTGTTTTTTACGATATCTCTTCCAATTACGGTTATAAGTATCTCTGCAAGTTAAATCATCGTATGTAGTTGGTAAGTTATGATGATTACGACTATATCTCCATATTGGCTCACCTTCTTCTTTGATAACACTTACAGATGCACGACGTTCACTAATAGTTTTTGGTCTACGATGGTAGTGACTACGATTATGTCTTTTAAACCCATAAAAGTAGTTAGAATAACGTTCTTTTTGTTTTTTACTAATTGCACGAAAGTTACCAAGTAATGTATCTCTGCTATATCTTACTCCATTATAATTTTCAACAACCAAGCGGTAGTCAAATGGATTGTGAGAGAATAACTCAGCTAATGAGGATCCATGAATATAATATATAGATCTAAAATGATTATATATATCGTTGATATTATCAAAACATCCAATCTCTACATTAACATTTGTGTAATAATCTCTTTTGTATACTGTTAACATGTATTTCTCCTAATTAAGTTTTAAAGTACTTAATGGAAATTACATCTCCCGCGTATTTTGTATCTGTTCATCTCTTTTTCCTTGTTTTGAGTTATTTATCAGAGGTAGTAGGGCTGTGTACAATTTTGTAGTAAAAGCCATACTGTAAACATAAAGTCTATACAAATCAACCCACTAGGTGCCTTAATCAATTAAAAAAATATTGCTCTTGATTTTCCTCCCTTCCACAAAAAGAATTATATAGCTATTTCACACAAAGTGCAACTGTTTTTTTATTTAATTATAAAGTAATTTCTGATTGAGTTCTTTCGTTCTCTCGTGTATTTCTTTATTAGTTATATCTACTTAATGATTTAATAATGTTTAAGCAGAGCCCTTATCTCTCATTGAGTATTATAGACTATATATGTAGTTTATTCAACTATATTTATATGACACCCCTTGTAATAAAGTATAATAAATACCTACATATAAAAACAACAAGTTAGGTAATATAATGAGAACAACTACTGTAGAGACAATAATAGAGCACCCACTTGAAAATGTATTTGGAATAGAGTCTGGTACCACAATTATTGATATTCTGCAGGTTGAATCAGATATTGTCGAAGAGCGATTATATGATGATAAGGATGTTGAAATTGAAAATCAATTTGAAAACATATACAACACTGCATTATTAGCATTTCAAGCTCAAACAAGTACTGTGAGTATGGGTGGAGATCCAAGAGGACAAGCTCGTAACATGGAGGTCGCCAACGGGTTTTTAAATACTGCACTAACTGCTGCAAAAGAAAAAGCTAATTTAAAACAACAAAAAGAAAAAATAAAAAATATAACAAAATCTGATACAAATATAACCAATAATAATTTGATAATGGATCGTGATGAGTTATTAAAAATAATGATGAATAGATAATAGATGGCTAAAAGAAATCCGTATTTAAAAAAAGCAGGTGTACTTGATGAATACACTGCAGATCAAATGCATGAATTGGTACGATGTGCAACAGACCCTTTATATTTCGTAGATAATTATTGTAAGATTGTACATCCTATTTTAGGTGTTGTGCCTTTTACATTGCATGGTTATCAAAGAAATTTAATACACAGCTATCATACAGCAACCAACTCTATAATTCTTAGTCCAAGGCAAACAGGGAAATCCACCACAGCTAGTGCATTCCTTTTATGGTTCGCTATATTTCATGAGAATAAACATATACTTATAGTTTCTAATAGGAACTCTGGCTCAATGGAGATGATTACTCGTATTGAATTTATGTATGAGCATCTTCCCCATTGGCTTAAGCCCGCCATAGATGCTGAACACTGGAATATGCATTCAAAGTGGTTTTCAAATGGCAGCAAATTGGATTCAGAAGCTACAACTCCACAAAGTGGTCGTGGATTATCAATTTCACTCTTGTTTTGTGACGAATTTGCGCACGTAGATCAAAATGTCGCAGAATTGTTTTGGACCGCTATATCTCCAACATTAGCCACAGGTGGTAAAGCTCTTATTGCTTCTACTCCAAATGGTGATAGTAATCTTTATGCTCAATTATGGAGGGGTGCACTTGCAGGTACCAATGGTTTTAATCCAATAGAGATTAAATGGGATGAACCACCAGGCAGGGATGAAATATTTAAACAAGAACAAATAGGTAAGATAGGGTTATTAAAGTGGTCACAAGAATATGAATGTGTTTTCATTTCCTCAGATCCACTATTGATTAACTCATTATTTTTATCAACATATCCAGAAGAAGAATTACCTGAAGTGGATGCTCGTGGTATAGTCTGGTTTTCTAAGACAGATTCAAAAAAATCCTATATTATTGGAATAGATCCTGCAACTGGATCAGGAAGTGATTTTACAGTTATAAGTATTTTCTCATTTCCAGATCTTGAACAAGTTGCAGAATTTAGATCAAATACAACATCTTCTGCTACAGTATACACTACCTTTAAGTATATAATGAAAAAATTAATACATGAAGGTATAACAAATATATATTTTAGTGTTGAAAATAATGGAGTTGGTGAAGGATTTATTGGAATATATCAAATGGATGATGATTCACCTGAAGTTGGTGAATTTATATCAGAAGAAGGTAAGAACCGAGCTGGTATGAATACAAGTGGTAAATCAAAATCTAAAGCGTGTATTAATTTTAAAAATTTATTTGAAAGCGGAAGGTTAAAAGTAAGATCTAAAAATGCTATTAATGAAATGAAGCATTATGTGAGGTCTGCTGGTAGTTATGGAGCTCGTCGAGGAGCAACGGATGACTGTATTGCTTCTTTATTAATAGTTGTGCGTATATTAGATGAATTAGTACAATACGAAGATAATGTATATGAAGTATTGTATGACACTGGATTAGTTAATGAATTTGATACAGAAAGTAAAAATGGAGATGATGCTCCAGTTCCCATGTTATTAGGTGTAGGTAGTGGATTTAGTGAGTCAAGATACGCCAATTACAAAATTGGTAAATTTCATGATATAAATAATCCAGATTCGTTTGATCCGTGGGGAGATAATTATCCGTTTTTAGGATAATCAGTTGATTATATATTAACAATATAGTATAATATGGTTTTATTAACTCGATACTATAACATAATATGACTACAATAGCATTTAATATTACTGTAGAATCCATCATACCAATACCAGACTTGCTACCTACATTAACTCAATCAAATGAAACAAGGTATACATACAATGGTATAAATTTTAACAAATCGCGAGCCATACGCATAGCTGTTATGGCAAACAGTTTTGTGTGTAGTTTGTGTAATAAACCTGCCACTCATTTTTCACACATAAGATCTGCATCTGGTTTGAATATTATTAGACTAATGTTCAGTCATAATGATCATTTAGGGCGATCAGCTTTTATGACTGTGGATCATATTGTACCAAAATCAATTGGTGGTGTTAAAGTTCAATTAGCGTGTAATGTATGCAACAGTAAAAAAGCAAACAGTTTAGATATTGCAATTAAAATGGGAGAACCCATTCCAGTATATGATCATTCTTATAATACGCTAATATACACAGCATATATTAGATGGTACCTTCAAATGTTCTACACTCATACAACAATAAAAGGATGGTGTGTTGTTGAGACACAAGCGTATAGATGTATAGCGAGAATGATTCAAAAAACTGGTGAGTTTGATGTGATAGCTTATACTCAAGCAAAAAACTCAATATCTAAATACTTACGTACAACTAAATATGAAAAAGGAACAAAAGGGCCAAAAATAAGTAACCAGTTATTAATACAACCAATATAAAGATTAATAAAAAATCAGTAGATGTAACACGAATAATAATATATAATATCTACATAATATAAATTTAAGGTAAAAATAAATGAAGCCGACATTCGCGTTATATACAGACATGATAATGAATCAAACTGAAATGTTTCATATAATGAAAGCAACCATAGAAGCAAGCATGCATCATCGAGAAGCTAATGTCTTAGTACACACACAAATGGTACTCGAACAGTATAACAACATAACACCAGATAAATGGACTTTAAGTAATTTAGAAGGCGCGTTTGCGTGTTTATTTCATGATGTTGGCAAACCTCAAGCGGAAGTTAACAAGCATTCTGAAGAAAGAGGTGATTATCATAGCTACCCAGGTCATGAAATTATTTCTGCAAGAATGTGGGAAAATTGGATAGTTGATAATTATACTGCTGTACATAATCTGTTTCCTGAGTTTGGTATTCGAAGCATATATAATGTTGGTTGGATGATTGAACATCATCTTCCATATGGTATTACTAATAGTTATAAAAAACTATGTATATATAAAACTGGTAGATCAATGTTAGGTAATACATTTACAGATGTATTAATTGCAGATGCAAATGGTCGAATTAATGATAATAAAGAAGCTCATGAGCTGAGACAAAATATCTGGTTAGATGCGTATAATGAATACGAGAATGTAGACTCAGCAGCGTGTTTCGATAAACACTTATATGTACTTATTGGTGCATCTGGTACTGGAAAATCTACTATAGTTGAATCAATTGTATCAAATTCACCAGAAGGTGATGTACAAATATTCTCATTAGATGATTGTAGATTGAATTGGTATTCTGATGATAGTATAATAGATTCAGTTGAGCAATACGAGCAATGTTATCATAAAGCAGTTGCAGATCCTGAGTTTATCAGAAAAGCTCAACACGGATATACAACTATAGTAAAACGTAAAACAAGTATAGTTGTTGTTGATGGTACAAACTTAAGTGCAAAGCGTCGCAGATTTTATCTGGACCTAGCTAAAGCAAACAAAAGAACAACACACGCTATATATGTAACATCATCGTTAAGTGTTATTGCAGAACATCAAGATGCAAGACATGACAAGTATATAAGTGCAGATGTATCAACAAATCAATACAACAAGACACAATATCCATCATATCATGAATTTGATGATATTATTGTATTATGATAAATAAAATATAATAGGTAAAGCACATATGACATATGAAGATGAAATAACCAAGAGTCACCCTGTCAGAACAGATACACATGCAGCATATTCTGCTGATGATATGGCAATGAAGTTGGTCGGAGAACGTCACGGAAAGCGTGATTTAGTAAATTTAGTTAGGTGGTTGATTATGGATAATGCTAAAATTGTTAATTGTGATTTAAAGAAGGATATATGAAACCATTAAAAGAATATTTAAGTGAAATAACGATACCACAGATAGATGATAATAATACTAAAGGATTTCCAGATACTCAAAAGAGGCAACACATAGTTAATACTGTTAATATTGGGAATATTAAGTTTATACCATTTATACCATCAAATGCGTTACAAGTTGGTTGTGATTCACATAGTAATGGACATCATTATAAAACAAGTATAGCGTTTGATGCAGTGCAATATCAGGAAGAATCAGATCAAAATACTGTTGAAATACATGGTACAGATAATGCTGTTCATAATATGATTCCAATATCAATGCAACAAGATCATATTAAGATTGATTG